AGGCGATCGCCAAACAATTTCTCAAGCAATCGAAAAATTCAAAGGCAGTTATTTTTATGTGTCGAATTTAAAGGCGCATATTGAAATTGCGCCAACACCAAAACCTAGAAACACGCTAACCCAAGATACAGACCCTTGGGATGGTGCAAATACTAACGATCGCGGCATAGGCATAAAGGAGCAAAGTAATGAGACTTAAATTTAATATTGAAGACACGGTATTTACGGTGTGTGTTATTGCAATGGTGTTATTTGTTGGGGCGCATATCGCTGGAATTCGGAACTCTCAGTTTGGCTTTTTGCATGAATTATTAGACTTGTTTGGTAATGTCTCGAAAAACATTGTCACTGGAGAAAACGAATTTGATTGGGGCGAATGGACTCCTGTTGACGGTGAAGCGACGGAACCCACCGAATTAACCCCAGAACAAATTCAGCAATATGTTGGTCAACAATTAGACCAATGAACTGGTACTTCGGCACAGGCTTAACGATTTTTGCCAATGTGGTGTTTGCTGTTGGCTACATCAATGCCACCCAACCAATGGAACTAAATCATCAGGCAATGGCTTCAGTATTTGAGCTTTTCCCGTGGGTATTTAGTCGCCTAGAAGCTGGGGTGAAATCCGCTAATGATCGACTCGAAACGAGCTATCAACAGAGCGAAGGCGATCGCCCCAAAGATAACGAATTTTGTACACCAGAATTTGAGCCTATTCCCCTTAATCAATTATCTGAATTGCCCGAAAATCGTTCCATTGAAGAGGTCGAAAAACTCTTAGGGCAACCCTGCAAAACCGACGCAGAGAATATTTATTATGCACTCAACACAGGCGAAATCGTCTACTTCAGAAAAGGAACAGGTGAAGGCGGATTTCAAAGCTAAGTCTGCCTTAGTTCACCAACCGAAAGGACGGGCGATTTTTGCGGAACCCTACGAAGATATTCAGCGCAAAACACCAGACCCGATCAACCTGCCTGAGATCAATCTCACCGGAATTGATCGGGGTGTCGTCAATATCTTGTTGGTTTTGGTGACGGGTTGCAACATCGCGTTTTGGGCTATTCCCCCATTAAATAATATCGTCCGCAAGACGTTTGAGACTGGGGACAAGGTGGCTCGATACACCCAAGAAACTTTTGGGGAGTTGGGTTTTACGCCGGAAGTTGGCGACAAAATCAACGGTTATCCCGTCACCTCTGGTTATGGCGATCGCCCCGCTCCATGCGCAGGCTGTTCAACTAATCATCCGGCGATCGATATCGGCACCCCCATTGGCACACCTGTTTATGTTCCTGCGCGTCACCCCAACGATTTAAAAGGGGATAAAGGCGAGACAGTTTTAATTAAGTGTCGTCAACCCTCGGAGACGGGCGGCGGCGGCTTAGTTGGCGAAATATTGCTCCCAGAACGGGGCGTGATTTATCAGGCTCTGCATCTCTCCAAATGTGACGACTTGATGAAACAGGGCGGGAATCAATTCGCAGAATCAGGAAATACTGGCGTTGGCACTGGCGCACATCTCGATTTGAGGAAAGCCCGCACCGACGCTCAAAGTTTTGATGAAGTGACTCGCCCCCTAAAATACGAGCCGATCACGATGTTTGAATCTCACTGGTTTCTGACTGGTGTTGCCCCAAAAAATAAAGCCCCGGAGGATCTATGAACGGACTTTGTATTACAGCCTTAGCCGTTTGCGTTGTGGTTTCTAGCTTTACCGATGGCGGCGATCGCCCGACTACTACTTCCCAGTCCCCAGAGGCGGCAAAATTGGCGGCGGAAGTGATCAAAGAATTTGAGGGTTATGCAGAGTCAGCTTATTGGGATGTGAATGCGTTTCGGGCTGGCTATGGTAGCGACACAACAACCCTCGACGATGGCACAGTTATTTCGATCACCAAGGATTCTGTGGTAGAGCAGGACGACTCAGAGCGTGATTTGCTCCGTCGGGTGCAAGAGTTTAAGTCCGTAGTCAAGGATCAGACTGGTGAGGATTTATTCTTGTCTCAACCTCTGGAGGTTCAGGCGGCATTAACCTCGGTTGCCTACAATTATGGTTCCTTGCCTCAGTCCGTTGTTGATGCGGTGGAGACTCAGGATGTTCAGGCGATCGCCAGTGCGGTAAAGGCATTACGCCTCCAAGACAATGGCATCAATGCTCACCGCAGAGATCAAGAAGCCGCCTTGATTGAAAGCGCAAAAAAATAATTAATTTGTTGCCAAGAAAAAACCGCCCATCATTGAGCGGCTGGCGATCGCCTTTTGTGACTCCTAAAAGTTCTTAGTAGCCTAGTGTAGCTGCAATATTAAATGGCTATCAAAAAATGCGAAGCGTAAACAATGTAAAAAATGCAACGGAAGCTGGACAATAAAATGACAATCAAGCCTGCTTTAACCACTCAATTATGGGTGGTTTTTTTATGGCAATTCTCGCCAGTGTGGAGATGCAATAAACCCCATTACAGCCCATGGACTTTTCCCGATTTGCCCACGTGTTAGAGTCTGGGATTCTAGTTCGGCTTTAGTTGCCAACACCCGATCTGTGCTGCCAATTCCTACCATACAATTGCCGCTGAGATATTCCTCGTAAACGTGGTAAATCGTCCCTGTGTGATGTTGAATAAAATCGCCTTTCTTCATGGCATTTCACCCGAGATTTTAATTACGCCAACTGTAGCAATATATCGGGCATCCTCAACAATTAGATCCACCAACAAACCCTTTGCAACCGCCCATGTCAGGGAGGCGATCGCGTGTCCAGCCATAGGAAATAATCATGTCAAAGCACCTCAATTAGTTGGTCAAATAATTCCCGTTCAAAGTCCGTTGAGGGTTCGATTTTGTCCCGTGCAACGTTGTGAACAGCATTTTTCAAAGACTCAAATTCACCTGTTTGGACAGCTTGAATACTTTCGCCTTCGGGGTCGATCACGTTCACCAGTGGCAACAATTCCCAACGATTTACGGGCAACTTTGCCGACAGGGATTTAGTCATGGCATAGCGCAAAGAAAAATAGCTGTAAACGGAGCCATGTTCCCCACTGCGGAGACTTTTAACCTTGTCGTCATTTCCACCAAGACTTTCGTACAGTCGAGCTAGGGCTTCCTTGGCTTCTGAGTTGGCTCTCGCTTCGATTAGCAGGTCGGGACGTTCTACTTCAGTCCCCTTGGGCGTGACCCACCATTGCTTAATCCAAAAGGCATCGATCCGATAAACAACCAGTTGGCGATCGCCGCCGTGTTTTTGCCACAGGGAACGGAGATATGGCAAGTAAGATTTTTGAATCCCCCGAAACCATCCGTCAGGCTCTTGCAAGGGGATCTGCACGAGATCTTCCCCAGCCTGTTTTAGCAGCATTTCTAGGATTTCTTTCTGTTTGGCTTTGCGCCGACGATTTGCTTCCCCCATGATCAGAAACCTCTAAATTTTCTTGTGTATATGGCTTGGTTAGGTGTGGATGCCCCGCTCTATATCCGGTAAAGATGACTGGGGCGATTAATTTGCCGTTAACGTCGTACTGGGAGCAGACGGGGCAAAGGTACCGATTGCGAGGGGTTTTGACAGTCTCGCCAGTGGTTTTGCTGTACACCTTTAACGCGGCTCGTTTAAACCAGCGATCGCATTTCGAGTGATAAATTTTTTCGGGCAATAACACTAAATTATTAGTGTGTTGAGGATTAGAAAAAAAAGCGGGTGAGTTCATGACCTTTATTACAAGTTAACTTGTAATTTTAACGGCAAAAAAAAGAGGGGGGGGGGAGTTCATGACCTTTACTACAAGTTAACTTGTAATTTTAACGGCAAAAAAAAGAGAGGGGGAGATCCCCCCCAAAAATCTTACTATATTAGTATGTAAAATTCTCAAAATAAGAAATGGGATCACTAACCCACCTATTTGACCCAATCCTGCAAAAGTTCTTGCCCTATCAGCGGCGGTGGATTCAAGATTCTTCGGCGATCGCCGTCCATACCACCACCCTTGATGAGGCGATCGCCGAAGGTTGGTTTGAGCTTCTTTGTCAAATAACAGGCAATGATGCGTCGTTTCTGGATGCCCAACATTATCGGAAGGCAATGACTCAAATGTATTCCCCAGAATTGCTATTTTGTGAACCCCGCAAAGGTACATAATGACTCGGAAAACCAAGTACAGTCCAGAACGTGTTGAAACGATTTGTCAGGCGATCGCGGAGAGTGGCTTAGATTCTGCTGGCTATGAGTCTGCGGGAATTTCGCATCAGACTTTTCATGTTTGGTTGAACGAGAAACCTGAATTTCTTGAACGTGTCGCACAGGCGCGTAAAACCTACGCCGAAAATGCCCCTAAATATCTCAAGTCAAAAGCTTTGGCAACGATCAAGCAGGGGTTGGAAGGATTTACGATCACTCGCAAGCGAACGTCAACCCGTCGTCTAAATCACTATGTCCCGACAGATGATGGGGAGGTTTTGAAGTGGTTCCAAGAAGAGACGATTGAAGAATTTAACGAAGATAAAATGCCCCCCTCTCCATGGGCTGTGAATAAGGTCTTTCCTGATGCGCCCGCCGATTTAGAAGCGGCAATCAAATTAATTGAGGCACATGGATTAAAAGCGGTGGTGGCAGATGCTGAATTGTTTAAAGAATGGATCGCTCAAACCCAAGCTTTTAGCGAAGATAGCGAAGGCGGATCTCGAACTGGTATCTCTGAGGAAACCGCTAACGAAATCCGCACCCGAATCCTCGGTGTTCCGGAAAATGCCGCCCGTTCTTCTTCCTTATCAAGCGAGATGGATTAGCGATCGCAGTCGGGTAAAAGTTGCTGAAAAATCTCGGCGGGTTGGGGTGTCATGGGCTGATGCGGCTAACTCTGCTCTGGATGCGGCGATCGCCACCGGATGCAATACCTATTACGTTGGCTATAACCGCGAGATGTCAGAGCAATATATTGAGGATGTGGCGTTCTGGGCAAAATCCTATCAGTTGGTTTGCAGTGAGATTGAGCAGGATGTTTTAGAGCAGGACGATCAATCCATCCTTGTTTATCGGGTGCGGTTTGCCAGTGGGCATAAGGTTGTGGCGTTGTCCTCCAGACCATCAAACCTACGGGCAAAGAAGGGTAAAGTGGTCATCGATGAGGCGGCGTTCCATGATGATTTTGCGGAACTGCTGAAGGCTGCAATGGCGATTTTGGCGTGGGGTGGACAAGTCCGAATTATCTCGACCCACAACGGCATTGACAATCACTTTAATCAGATTATTCAGGAAACTCATGCGGGGAAATTCGATTATTCGCTCCACAAAATTACGCTCGATCAAGCCATTTCTGATGGACTGTATCAGAGGATTTGTCTTGTTAATGGTTGGCATTATTCGCCGGCTGCCGAAACGACGTGGCGATCACAGTTAATTTCTGATTACGGCGTTGGTGCGGACGAAGAACTGTTCTGTATCCCAATGGATATCAAGGGCGGCGGCAAAGTCTTCAGGAAAGAGTGGTTCAAGATCATTCCTAATATTCCCTACGACCTTTGCTGTGTCCGATTTTGGGATATGGCTGCAACGGCGGCGGAGCTAAACCAGAAGGCATATTACACAGCCAGCGTTCTAATGGGTATGGATAACGGCAATTTTTATATTCTTGATGCCAGAGCGAAGCAATTATCCCCCGCCGATAGTGACGAGTGGATGTTGGAAACGGCGCAGGAGGATGGCTATTATCATCAGGTTCGGTGGGAAAAAGAAGGCGGTTCGGGTGGACCAAGGGTAGAACAACACTTGATTGATTTATTTGCTGGATACGACGCAGAAGGGATCTCCCCTCAAGGGGACAAAGTTACCCGTGCTAAGCCGATCGCCAGTGAAGCCAAACGGGGCAATGTTTACTTAGTTCAGGGCGACTGGAATGAAAGATTTTTGAACGCTATTTACGCTTTTGATGGCACAAAAAAACCACTGACGAATGATTTTACTGATGCCCTATCCGGTGCTTGTGCGGCATTAAAAGATGGCGGTGTGGCGAGTATTCTTGGGACTTGATTTTAAGTAAAAACACTATTTATTGGAGAATAAACCCAGCCCACTTCTACCTATTGGGATTGAACTGTTAGAAAGATTTCGGCAATCACCTAACTACCATACATTGATGACCCGCCGAGCTAGTGAGATTCCATTTCCATCATGAAAATTCTAGATTTGTTTTCTGGCATCGGTGGATTTGCGATCGCCGCAGATTGGTTGATCTTGGCTCTGGCAGCCAAGATCAACCATTTTGTTAACGTCAGCAAAATGGTCAGTTTGTGGGGATCGATCCTAATGCTCAAAAGGTCTTACGCCATCATTTCAGCTAATTTTATACAGCATCAAGCATGAGACACATTATCGGTGCTTGTGCGGCATTAAAAGATGGCGGTGTGGCGAGTATTCTTGGGGCTTGATTTTAAGTAAAAACACTATTTTAGTAGTAAAATAAAAAAGCCTTAAGGAAGTATTGGCAAGCTTGATCACTTCTTAACATCAATGGTGATCGTATGGAAAAATTTGGGATTAGAGAAGCGCGTGATAGTGCCTATGGGTGCGCCGCTGCATTAAGTTATTGGGTATTTCGTTGTCGGGATAAAAGCAAGTCTCCGGCGATGGGAACAGCAACATGGACATTCTTTGAATCTTCAATTCAAAACAGTGCCGAAATCAGCACCACGATTGAAGATTATCTGCAAAATCTTTGTGATAAATTACTCGCCCATCTCCGCCCTAAAGAGTTGATCTGGGTGGTGCAACCGAATCAAATTATTGTTCGGGTTGCGAATACGGGGGAAATACAGGAAATGAAGGCGGATCAAGATCTGGCTTTGTATTCTTGGCAAGAAATGATTCAGGCGATCGCCCCCGACGGATTTAATGAATGGGACGTATTGGAATTGTGCCGAACTAAAGCGGCAATTATTCAAGTACTGTGTCGCCTTAGGTTTGAGCAGGATCGCGCCCTTGGGAAAGCAGAAATAGCAGAAGAGACAACAATCGAGGTAACAGTCAATGTTTGAGAATTACGATATCTGGAAAACGAATAAAGTCACGTTTCACCTGTTGATTACACTACAGTCTGGTTTGTCCCACATTGGTGAAGTAACAGGGAATGTAAGCAACCTCAAGACACTTAAACTACTGGATTTAGAAGGGAACCCACGTCAATGTTTTTGCTATTCTGGCAATGCATTACGCAATGGCATCCTACGCCGCAAAGGGATTTCCTCAGCGATGGATGCATTGGGGCTGAAACTAAATCCCGATACTCATCACACCATGTTTGCGGGGGGGCGAATTGATGGTTCTACAGACTCAGATATGGGGCTAGACCGCAAAATTCGTCAACTATTGCCATTTCTTTCTGTACTGGGAACGGCTAAGCCCGTCGGTGTATTTGGGCATAAAAAGGCTCAGATGGTACAGGGACGGCTCAATGTCGGCTCGGCTTATTTACTGTGCTATGAATCCCTCCGATATCTCTATCAACAATGCCCTTCGTTTTTGGAGCATAGAGATTTGATTGCGGACATTCTCAAATCAGAATTTAACGACCCATTCCGATTGCCAACCGATGAACAGATTGCCCAAAGAAGAGAGGCGATCGCCATGCACATTCCATTCCTTCGCAAGCATTATCGCAGTTGGACTGAATACATCGTTGTTGACCAAACAACCCGCAGAGACAGCCTTCAATCCCCCGCATTACAGCCATATTTGCAAGATAAACCTTTGCTGACGGGCGATGCTGAGGACAAAAAGAAAAAGTCAGACCAAATGATTGCGAGCGATCGCCTAATTATGGGGGGGGCAAAATTATATTCACGCTGGGATTTTGACGGGACGAACATTGAGGAGGGATTTATTTATGATGCCCTGCTAGAGTTTGCAAAATGCCCCTATTTGGGTGGCAAGGGGAATCGCGGCAATGGCTTGGTAAGTATGGAAGCTTGGTACAACACCAAGGATGAGCAAGGGCATTTATTAAGTGTTGGTGGCTCGTCTGAAGTAGTTGGCGATCGCGTCACCGCAAAACTCAAAGATTATCGGGAATATCTCGATGAATATCGCGGTTTCCTTGCAGAAGCAAAAGAATCTCCTGCTATTCGTGAATTGTTAGGGGCGGCGTAATGAATTTTGAACCGTTACAAATCACGGCTTTTCTTGCCAATGGGATTGCCGTTTATGATGACTGGTCACCACAATTAGAAAGCCTTGTGATTGGCGAAATTATTCAGCAAGAACGGTTAGCTGTCCCCAATGCCAGTGCGGAACAAGTCAAAGAAACGATGGCGGCGATCGCCCCATTAATTCCCTTTGAACAGTGGGAAGGACTATATAAATGTTCAGCCCCCGTTTACCGATATAAATGTGAAGAAACGACAAAATTTCGTAAGCGTTGGGAACCCAACGGGCAAGTGAATTGGGGGAAACGAAAGCCTAAATTTTCCACGTCTGAAGGGGGCGAAAAATCCTATGATTTACCTTTATTCCTTCGTTTAACTTCTCGTATTGATTGGTTCGCAGTAGGCGATCGCCAAGCCATAGAAAACATTGTTTCTGATATTTCAGGCATTGGGAAAAAGCGCAGTCATGGTTATGGTCAGATTGTGCGGTGGGAAGTCACGGCGATCGCTGAAGATTGGTCATTAGTTCGGGATGGGGAGTTGATGAAACCAATCCCTACGGAAGGATTGACCATGTTGGGGCTGTCATTGTCCCACAACATTGTGCGATGGGGTTACAAGCCTCCTGCGTGGTTGCCTGAGAATAAATTGCTGTGCGTAATGCCAGAGGTGGTAAGGCAATGTTAAGCACAGGGGACGGGGTGCAATATCCTTGGGTAAAGCGCAAGGCACAAAAAGCTTTGTTAATCATTCAAGATTGGCTTAAACAATGCGATCGCCAAGTTTATTGCTCTGTTTCTGGGGGGAAAGATAGTCTTGTCGCTAAACATTTAATTCAGCAAGTTTACCCAGATGTCCCCTTGGTTTGGATAAATCAAGGTTATCTTGCTGAGTGGGATGATTGCATTGAGTTGATATACAAGTGGAAGTCAGACGGCGAAAACGTTGTAGAGCTTTGCCCCGTTCGTGATTTGTGGCATTTGTATATAGATTTAGGTGTCCCATTGGAGGGAACAATGGATACGAAAGCAGACAAGATAATCAATCAAAAATTAATGTATGACCCCTTGCAAGAATATCAAGAAATAAACGGGGTAAAAGGCTATGCGTGGGGAATAAGAAAGCAAGAATCAAAGGGTCGGGCTATGTATCTAAAAAAGCATGGTCAAATACACCAAAACAAAAAAGATGACTTGATTGTTTGTTCTCCTGCCGCAAATTTCACAACGCAAGAAATTTGGCAATACATTGACATGAACAAGCTTGAATATCCCGCTATGTACGATAGGGACAGAATGACGATACGAAACGGCTGTCCGATTGGGACTACAGGGGTTAACTGGGGACGCTTAGTCGAATTACGCAAGCATTATCCAAGTATATTCTCGCGGTTTGCCGATAAATTTCCAGAGGTCTTAAATCATGTCTAATTGCTACCTTTGTGGAATAACACAAGCCCCCAATAAATTAGCCCTTAAAAATACATTCACTGCCCATTGCTTTGCCAAATTCCCGAGCAGTGATCGCCTGTGCGATCGCTGTCAATTTTCCATTGATACTCGTGCAAATTACTGGAATGAATCCAAGGGCAAATACAGCCTTTTGTACGCTCGGAACTGGTCATGGTTGTATCAAGGCTCTAATTTAATTTCTCCCGTGTTTGACGGTGAGCATGGGGGCTTCCCTGTTGTCAAAAATCTCGCTACTCGCGTTGAGATGCGTGACTGGTTATTAAATCCCCCTGAGCCACCGTTTACTATGGCGATCGCCGAATCAGGGCAAAAGCATATTTTATTTTTGGCACAGGAAGCTCAAAGCAAAGATTTATTCCCCGTGCAATTTGAAATGGATGCAGTATTGATTCGGCGTAGCTTTTTTGCTGAATTGCTAGATATTTTTGAGCGATTGATGGGGTTAGGCGCAAACAAAAGCGATATTGTTTCGGGGCAATATAAATCTCAATTCCTGTTATCTGCTTACCTTGACCCTGATTTTCAGGAATGGGACGCGGCGATCGCCAAGCAACGGGGCGGACGATTACTTGAATTAGTTGCCCATGTTGCCCAAAAGCCTACGGAGAAAATTGATAAGCCAAAAAGCATTGCCCCGATAGAAGAAATTAAGCCTATAGGAAATAAACAGCTTAGTTTGTGGGGATAGCGATCGCCGTTAAACTTACAACACTAATTTAGTAGCCTATAATTGACACAGTTATTTGGTCGAGCCTATGTTTCCCACACTCGAAAATGCAAGGGCGATCGCCAAACAAAAAGCAGGTATCAGAGCCGAAGTGACGACGTTTGATGCCGAGATTGATGCTTGGCTAGGAGAGAGTAAAGCTCTGAGGAATGGGGTGGACGAATACCGCCCTTATTTTGTGGCGGCGTTCTGGATTCAAACTAATCGAAATGATCAAGCATTGGTGGAAGCCAGCGGATCGGCAAAGTTTAGAAATTCAACTGAGAAAATGAATTATCAGCCCGTCATTACGGCACTTTTCACGCTTCAAGCTCGAATCGATGCCGCGTTAACCAATATCCCTAGCGGTTGGGATGCCCAGAGTGCCTTGGATGCTCTCTGTGGTTGTGAAGGTGATGGTGAGGCTGTGGCGATCGGTGGTGATAGTGCGACAGCAATAATGGTGATATGAACGAAACCCGACTAGACAGTGCCAGTTTGAGCCGAATCATTTCCTCTGTTGCCAACAACAATACGGGGGTGGGAACACAGCGAGATAAAACACGCTCTGGGGTTAGCATCAATGCGTCCTATACGTTGCACGAATGGGAAATCCAAGAGCTATATCGTGGATCTGGATTGATCCAAAATATCGTGACGGCGTATCCAGAAGATTGTGAACTGGCATGGTTAAAAACAAAGACTCCAGACTTTCCAGACTCGGCGATCGCCATCGAAGAATACCTGAAGCAAATTGAATTTTCAGGGGATTTTGATTCGATCCAAAGTGCCTTTGCACGGGCATCAATCCTCGGTCGCCTGTACGGTGATGGGTTTATTGTCATGGGCATCGCTGACGGGAAAGACCCCTCAGAACCTGTCGAGCTTGGGGCAATCCAATCGATTGAATGGCTGAAAGTTTTTGATCGCTATGAGGTCCATCCCGAATATGTTGGTAACGGCGATCGCCTATCCCCAGAACATTATCGAATTTATCGCAGTGGCAAACTAGACGATTTGCGGTGGCATAAATCCCGCGTGCTCCGATTCCCCGGCACAAGACTTTACTCGGATCGATACCTGACCAATGAGGGTCACAATGACTCGGTATTGCAGGGGGTCATTAATTCCTATCTAAGCTGGAATCTCTCGGTCATGGCGGGTTCTGGCATGATTCAGGACTACAGCCAGATGGTTTATGGCATCAAGGGATTAGGCAAAAAGCTTGGTCAGGATATGGTCAGCGGCAATGACAATAATGAGCAGCAAATCAAAAAACGGCTGTCCACTGCTGAGATGGGGCGATCGTGGTTAAAGGCGTTGATCATTGACCTCGAAGAAGAAAAAGCCGAATATATCCACCGCAATTTCTCTGGCGTTGACGCGATTATCAATGTCCAAGAGCGGTCATTTCTGTCCAACGTCGATCTCCCTGCCTACAAGATTTTTAACCAATCAAATTCATCAGGACAAAGCATGGGCAATGGGACAAATGCCGCGCTTATCCAGCAATTTGACTGGTGCGATCGCAAGAATACATGGATGCAGGTTAACTGGGTGCGTCCCTATACAACCCTATGCCGATACATTGCGGCGGCGAAAAATAGTAAGTTGGGCGGCGTTGATAAGCTTGGTCGATTGGAGATCAAACCAGCGGCGCAAGTCACCTTGAACCCTCAGCAAAATGCAGAGATTCAGAGCGTTATGGCGGACATTCACCAACGGATGCTCAGTATGAACGCCTACGGTGTGGCGACGGTGCAACAGAACTTTTTGGAACCCACTGAAGACGGCAAAATCCAGATCGCCGAGGCGGATTTATTTACCATCGCCCCTAGTGAGGATGACGATGAGTGATAGCGTTTATCGGACTGGGATAATTGACGGAACCGATTACGACAGTGCCGCACCCCAAGGCAAAGCACGGGTCTTACTGAGTGACAAAAACCCTGGCATTCTCACCAAACCTATCCCTGTCTGTTTTCCCTTCGCTGGTGTAGACAAGGCTTATTTCATGCCCAAGGTTGGCGATCGCGTGATTGTCCTGCTGTCTCCCAATGGGGATGATGGCGTGATCATGGGTGCGCTCTATACGAAGCAAACCACGCCGCCCGTCAGTGATCCGAGCAAACATCACATCGCTTTTGATGACGGCACAACTATCGAGTACGACAAAGCTGAGAGCAAGCTGACCATCAATTGTGCTGGAGAGGTGACGGTTAACGCTACTGGTGCGATCGCCCTAGAGTCTGCGGTGGAAGTTACGGCGACCGCTCCCTCTGTCACCTTCAATGGCACGGTACAAAGTCAGTTTGGCAGCGGGGGGAATTTGGACTTTAATGCTGGACAGATAAATTTGAACTGATTAGGCTGTCCTAAGGCGATTGTTTCCTTAGCTTTTCCCCCACGGCGATCGCCACCCAATCAGAAGCGGTCAGCCCTGACTCTGCAACAGCCGCTAAATATTCCGGCTCCCATTCCTTGGGCAATCGAAAACCTAGACTCCTGCCACGGACCATCCCTTCAAATGGAGTTGATGGGCTTCTATGGGCAGGATCAGATTTTGCCCTATCCAAATCCCACCCCTTACACAATCTTGCATAGTAAGCTTGGCGGGTGATTGACGGGTGAGCGTCAGACGGCAAAACCGTTGTAGGGACTGACTTTGGCTTAGACATAAAAATAATTTAATCAAATTGTTGACAATTATATCTTAGTTTGTTATTCTTAAGAAGTAAAGACGTTCCGGGACGTACCCCGCGCAAGACAATGACTAACCCCACAGCAATCCTCAACCACCTCCAAGCTTCAAGCCTCCTCGAAGTCCGTGAATGGGCAAAGGTTCTCTGGGTTAAGGCTGTTGTTGCAGGGCGGGTCGTCTGTCGGTTCGTTAGCAAAAAAATTGGAGTTGAAATGAAAAGAATTGGTTTGACGGGGTATGAACTCCCTGAGTTTGCTCCTAGTTTTTCTTCCCCTGAAGAAGAATATGAATGGCTTTGTGACTGGCAGCAGCAAAAAGAGAATCAAGCAGTAGGCGATATTGCAAAGCTCCTTCCAGTTGGCGCACGCCCCAAGAGCTACAACGTTGATTTAGCAGCGGCAAAGGTTGCAAATGGCGATATGACTTTGGCAGAAGCGGTTGCATTTCTTTCTAGCAAAAAGCCTATTTTACGGAAATAAAAAAATGAAAACGAAACAGATTGTTGGGTTCCATGTCACATCTCGCGAGGTATGGGGAAAGATTAAAGCTAATGGCTTAAAAGGCTCTAAATGGGTTGATGATCTTGCCCAAGCTGATTCTGACCCTTTTGACCTAAGAAAAGACGGGGCAGTGTGGTGTTATGCCAATTTTGTTGACGCACAATTGAACCTAGACCCTGACGAAGTGATTTTAAAGATTGAAGGCGAAGGTGTCGAGGTAGAACATTACGCCCATGGTCACTGCGTCGTTGGCGTTGCTAATAAATGCCAAGCTTCACTGGTGCGAAAAAATGCAAAAGCCTAGCCCCACAGCATTAATGAGGGCAGAGCTTAAAAAGCTTAATGCCCTCGCCCGTCGCTACCGTGCCGCCCTTGAGGAGATTGAACTTAATCCCCATGTGGATGCGGTGGCGATCGCCAAAGAAACACTCAAGCAATCTATTGAAAACAAAGGACAAAATCATGAATAGCTACGGATTTAATGG